TTATGCCTTAAAGGAGGTGAGAGAGTGGCAAAAGAGAAAAGAAGTTTATACAATATGGTATTTGGTAATAAACCAAGACAACCAGATGGACAAGCAACACAACTTAAATTGCTTAATGGTTATACTCCTTATTTTTCACAGTTTGGGAATGATGCCTACGCAAGCGATGTTGTAAGAAGTGCAGTAGATGCAATCGCAAGGAATACTGCTAAATTAAAGCCTAGGCATATACGTAAAATAAGCGGTAAAGTTTTCCCACAAGATTCTAATATACAAAGACTATTAGAAATTCAACCTAACCCTTATATGGATTCATATTCATTTTATTATAAGGTAATTACTCAATTGTATATGCAAAATAATGCCTTTGTTTATATTGCTTTAGATAAAAACGCAGATGTTACAGGGTTTTATCCTATTAATGCTATTACTACTGAGTTTATGGAGTATGGTGGGGAAATATTCGCAAAGTTTTTGTTTATGAGTGGTGAATACATAACAGTACCATATACACAACTAATTCATTTAAGAAGATTTTTCTATAAAGATGATATTTTCGGGGAAAATAATGATTATGCATTATATCCAACTTTAGAGTTAATTAATACAACTAATCAAGGTATTATAAATGCAATTAAAACATCAGCATTTATAAGGGGTATATTATCATTTACGCAACTACTTAAAAGACAGGACAAAAAAGACAGAACGCAAGACTTTATGGCTGATTATATGAATATTAGCAACAATGGTGGTGTTGCATCAGTTGACGGTTCAATGGAGTATAAGGAGTTAAAGAACGATCCTAAAATGGTTGATGATAAACAAATGGATATTATACAGAAAAAAGTATATGACTATTTTGGAATTAGTAAAGAAATTATCAACTCTAGTTATAACGAAGAACAATGGAACTCTTTTTATTCTTCGACTTTAGAACCATTGGCAATACAAATTAGTTTGCAATTTACTTCTAAATTATTTTCTAATAGAGAAAAAGGATTCGGGAATGAAATAATATTTAGTGCTTCAAGATTAACATACGCAAGTAATCAAACAAAAGTAAATATGGCGAGAGATTTATTACCTTTAGGGTTATTTACTATTAATGAAATGAGGGAAATATTCGAACTAGAACCCGTTGAAGATGGGGGAAAACGGATTATTTCTTTAAATTACATTGATGCAAGTAAAGCTAATCAATACCAAGTAGGCGACAAAGGAGGTGATAAAAATGTCGAAAGTAATCCCAAAGACAGTACAGAAGGAAATTAGAGCCTTTACTTCAAAGATAGAATTAAGGTCAATCGGTGAAGGGGATAATAAACAGGAAGTAATCGAAGGATATGCTTTAAAATTCAATACGTGGTCAGAAGAACTAGGTTCATATGTACAATTTAAAGAAACAATTAAGCCTAATGCTTTAGATGGTTGCAATATGAGTGATGTTAGATGTTTATTTAATCATGATTCTAATAAGCCACTAGGTAGAAATACTATAAGTGAAGGTATAGGAAGTTTAACTTTATCAGTAGACAATATTGGACTTAAATTTAGATGCATTCCAACACAAACAAGCTATGCAAATGATTTAAAAGAAAATATTAGATCAGGTGTAGTTAATCAATGCAGTTTTGCTTTTACATTAGGAGATAATAAAGAAGCAGATAGTATTGAGTATAACGATAAAGATTCGATTTATGAAAGAACTATAAATCAGTTTGAATGTATTTCCGATGTATCAGTTGTAACTTATCCAGCTTATTCTGATACTGAAGCAGTTGTCGGGCAAAGGTGTAAAGATAAGATAGAAGAGTTAAAACAACAAAGAGATAATATGCAATCTATAGATAATATAGAAGATTTAGAGTGCGTATGCGAAAATTGCAGTCATAGTGACAATTGCCAATCAAGCGGAGCAAAATGTTGCATATGTAGTAATTGTAGTATGGTAAGCCAATGTAGCAAACCAGGAACAAATAATTGCAGATGTTATGATTGTATATTAGCAACAGATAATTGTTGTCAAACTGGTTCTGATAGTTGTTTATGCAGTACATGTGATAATACAAACTGTAAAAAAGGACACATGACTAATCAAATTGAAATGAATAGCAAAGAGCAAGAGTGTGAACTACGTAAAAAGTTAATATTAAAAACTTATATATAAGGGAAGTGAAAACACTTCTTTTTTATTACAAAAAAATAATTAAAAGTGAGGTAGAAAGAATGTTAGAAAAAAGACTACAAGAAATTAGAGAGAGAAAGACAGAAATTAGAGGACTATTAGAAAGTGACAATAAAGAAATTAAATTAGAAGAACTAGAAACAGAAATCAGATCACTAGATGATGAACAAAAAGGACTAGAAAAAAGAATGGCAGTTGCTAAGGGAATAAATGCTGGAACTATAGAAGCAAATCCAGTTAAAATTCCAGCAGCAGAACCACAAAAAAGGAGTTTTGAAAGTATGGAATTAGGAGAAGTTTTAAAATCAAATGAATACAGATCAGCTTACTTAAAGACATTACAAGGTAAGGCAATAAGCGAAACTGAACAAAGAGCACTAACAACAATTACTGCAAGTTCAGGTGCAGCAGTTCCAACTACTACACTTAACATGATTATTGATAAGTTAAGACAAACTTCTGTATTATTTACTAAAGTTAATGCTTCATACATACCAGGAAACTTATCATTAGTAGTTGCTAACGCTAAAAATGCAGCAGCATGGAAAGTTGAAGGAAATGACGGAACACCAGCAGATGATACAGTTGTATCAGTAAACTTAGCTGGATTTGAATTAATTAAATTAGTTGAAATTTCAGCTGCATCAGATGCAATGACAATTGATGCTTTTGAAACTTATATCGCATCAGAAATTGGCAGACAATTAGCAATTGCACTTGAAAATGCTATCTTAAATGGTACAGGAAGTGGACAACCTACAGGAATATTAACTGGTGTAACATGGGATGCTACAAACTCAACAACTTTTCCTAAAACTGCTGGACTTGACTATGATTCATTAGTTAATGCTAGAGCATTATTAGGAACAATCTACAGAGCAAACGGACTTTGGGTTATAAACTCAAAGACAGAAGCAATGATGATGAAAGTTAAAGATACACAAGGCAGACCAATATTCAGCCAAGCACCACAAGACGGATTCAGCGGAAGAATATTAGGTAACTTATATGTTGTAGATGATTATGTTGCAGATGATACTATTATATTTGGTTGTTTCGATTACTATTACATGAACTTTAGCAAATCACCAGAAATAGCAGCTGATAGATCAGTTAGCTTTAAGTCTGGTAAAATAACTTATAGAGGGTTAGCAGTTGTTGACGGAAAACCAGCTTTAAGTGAAGCGTTTGTAAAAGTAACTAGAGCATTAACATAAAATTTGGAGGGATTTATTCCTTCCTTTTATTTTTATAAAGGAGGGATTATATGCTAATAGATAAAGTTAAATTAGCACTAAGATTTGATGATGATAGTTTAGACGAAGATATACAAGATTCTATTGATGCTGCAAAAGCAGATTTAAAATTAAGCGGAGTATTAGAAACTAAAATAGTTGATACAGATCCACTAATAGTTAGAGCAATAAAAATTTATTGTAAATCAGAGTTTAGCACAGATGAAAAAGAATCTATAAGGTATAGAAATTCGTATGATATGTTAAAAACTCACTTATCACTTTCAACTGATTATATAGTTGAGGTGATAGTATGAGCAATCTAGAAGGGTTTAGAAATAGAAGTGACTTTTCCGCTATAGCTTCATTAAATAAAAAAGTTTATGTGTGGGGAGATGTTCCATATATAAACGAATTAGGTGAAGAAGATGTTAATCCAGGGTTAATAAAAGTTAATCCTATTTGGGCATCACTTATTCCACAAACAGGATCACTTCAAAAGCAACAAGGTGAAACTATTCTATCAAATGTCACTCATAAAATTAAAATAAGATATAGTAGTGGGAAAGATATAACACAAGATATGTGGATAATATTCCAAGGTCATAGATTTGACATAAAATATATACTTAATCCTTATTTTTCAAATGAGTTTTTAGAACTCTTTTGTGAGGAGGTAATCGAGTAATGAGTGATGGATTTGATATCAGCGAATTAACTAAGTTTGAAAAAAAATTAGTTACAAAAGTTAACGATACAATGCCAAAAGAATCTAGAAAGTTTATAAAAAAAGAAGGTAGTAAGCTAAGTAACAAAAATAAATCAACTTTTAAAAGTAAAGGTATTGGCGAAGAAACAGGAAGCTTATTAAAAGGGTTTAAAGCTGGTAAGGCTTATAAATATGATAGTAATTGGAGTTGCAGAGCATATAATAATGCACCTCATGCCCACTTATTAAACGAAGGTCATCTAATGGTAGGACATAAACCAGAAAAGAAAGCATTGACATTAAATTATGGTGGTACTTTTGTTCCTGGCTATCATTTTATGGAAGAAGCAGCAAAACTATTTGAAAGCAGTTATTATTCAGATGTTGAACAATTTTTAGAAGATATTTTTATAAAGGGGTTATAATATGATTACATTAAAACAGATAAATACAGCTATTATCGACACAATCAAAACTGCTTTAGTTGGTACAGATATGAGTACAGTTTCATTGAAAGCAGAAGATATAACCGAACCTATTAAAAGACCATCTATTAAAGTTCAACTAGAAAATGACTTAACAGGTAAGTTTAATAGTTGTAATAAAGAAAGAACCCTTACAGTAAGGGTTTATTTTTTTGCAAAAGATCGTTATAAATATAAACTTGATAATTTAGAAATGCAAGAAATATTAGAAAATGCTTTTTTGGATTATGTTAAAGTTACAGATACTTTTTACATGCCAATTACAGATGATGGAATGAGTTTTCAAGTTACTGATTCAGTATTAAACGGAAGTTTTGACTTATACAGTATAGAAGAAATACCAGATTCAATTAATGCAGACGAATCAGATGAAACAATGAACGAATTAGATTTAAATTTAAATTATGAAGGAGAGTGAACATAAATGGTAACAATGCCTAACATAGATATAATTTTCAACCAGTTAGCAACGAGTTTAATAACAAGAAGCCAAAGAGGTTATGCAATTCTTATTGTAAGAGATATTACAAAAACAACTTTTGACTATAAAGAATATAACCTTTTAACAGATGTTTCAAGTTCAGATTTTACAGCTACAAATTATCAATATATATCAGATATATTTGCATTCGCACCCTATAAAGTTTGCGTAGTAAGAATTGATACAACAGTTGATACAATAGCAGATGCTTTAACAGTTCTAACAGGTAATGTTAAAACAGGGTGGGTAACAATTGCAGACGGTGCAACGGCAGATTTTACAGCTTTAGCAAGTTGGACTAAATCACAAGAAGGATTGAAAAAATATTATAAAGCAGTTACTTATAAAGCAACAACAACAGACTGCAAACATATAGTTAATTTTTATAATGATTCAGTTATCTTTAATGATGCTAGAACAACACAAACTGGAGAGAAATACTGTCCAAGCCTTATCGGTATATTAGCATCTTGTAACATAAGCAGAGCATCAACTAATTTTGTATGTAGTAATTTAACAAGAGTTGTTGAAGTTGCAGACAATAATGTAGCAGTTGGAGCTGGAAAATTCATTTTAATTAATGATGTTGATATAGTTAAAATTGGCGAAGGTGTTAATTCACTTCAAACAACTAACGGAACAACTTTGACAGAAGATATGAAGTATATAGACATAGTAGAAGCCATGGATCTAATCTATGACGATATTTTCACAACTTTCAAAACTTATCAAGGTAGCTATAAGAATAAATATGAAAATCAAGTTCTTTTGATAAGTGCTATTAATGGTTACTTTAAATCATTGACACAAGCTGGAGTAGATGTACTAGATTCGGAATACAACAACGCAGTTAATGTAGATGTAGAAACACAAAGAGCAGCATGGATAGCAATCGGGAAGACAGAAGCTGCAACATGGACAGATGCTAAGGTTAAATTAGCAACATTCAAGAGAAACGTTTTCTTAGCTAGTAACGTTAAGATATTAGGTGCTATGGAAAATTTACAACTTGTAATAAATATGGAATAGGGAGGTGTTTAGATGTCAGTTAATACTAATAGAATTTTAAGAGGATCAACAGGAAACGTATGGTACAATACGACTAAAATAGGAACAGTTAAAAAGATTGAGGCAAAAGTAAAAGGTGACTTTGAAGAAGATAATTTTTGCGGAGATAACGCCAACTATACTATATATAACGGGTGGACAGGCGAAGGAACATTGACAATCCAAAAAACAGATAGTGCAATATGGTCAGATATTGCAGCTGGATATAAAAGTGGGATAATGCCATCTATTAAAATAGTAACAGCTCTTACAGATGTATCAACAGGACAATCTGAAAGGGTTTCAATTGAAGCAATAACTATAACTGAATTTGATTTAGTAAATTTTGAAGCTAAAAAACAAGTTGAAATTGCTTTCCCTTTCAAGTTTGCAGATTATGAAATAATAGAAACTATTCAAGCATAATAAAAAGCACTCTTAGGGGTGCTTTTTTATTTATATTAAATTGGAGGAATTAAGAATGAGCAAACAAGCTAATAAAAAGGCTACATTACAAGATTTTTTATCAAAGAAAATTAAGAAAGAAGAAAATAAAAATAAAACTATTGATGTATATGTAACAAGCATGGATAAAACAATCACACTTAAAAAACCTAGCGAAGAAAGAATATTTGAATATATTAACGATATTGGTGATAATTCAGATTTTAAAACAGTAATAGATGCAAATAAAAAAATGATTTATGATTGTTGCGAAGAATTACACAATCCAGAATTACTTGAAGCACTAGAATTAAAAGATCCATACGATATCCCAAATGTATTGTTTGAATTGGGAGATATCAAAGAAATAATGAACCAATTTAATAGTTTAATTGGGAACCAAAATGTTGAGGAAGAAATAAAAAACTAATTGAGCATGATGGAGAAACAAACTTTATATCTTTTTATCTTGTGAGAGGTCACAAATTAGAATATTTATTAAGTTTAACATACTTAGAAAAAGTATTTTTTCAACGTGCTAGAATTGAGCATTATAATGAAGAAAAATTAAAATGGACTTCAATATTATCAGAAGTATTTGGAGGGGGTGAACAATAATTGAGTTCAAAAGTAATTGCAACCGTCTTAAATCTTAAAGATAATTTTAGCGAAACAATAAAGAAAACTACTCAAAACACGAATGCTTTTGCAAAAGAAGTTAAACAAGCAGAAAGTACAATAACTAAATTTAAAAGCGGTATAACAGGGGCATTCAGTAGCACAGGAGCTAAAATAGCTGGTTTAGTTGGTGGATTAGGAATTGCAAAGTTTGCAACTGATTCGTTAATGTTAGCAAGTGACTTAGCAGAAGTTCAGAATGTAGTTGATACTACATTTAAAGATTCAGCAACCACTATAAATGATTTTGCAAAGACTACGACTACTCAATTTGGTATATCTGAATTACAAGCCAAGAAATTTAGCGGTACATTAGGGGCAATGCTTAAAAGTGCTGGTTTTACTGGTGACGAATTAACAAATATGAGTACAAGTTTAACTTCTTTAAGTGGTGATATTGCATCATTTTATAATTTAGATCCAGAAGAAGCATTTAATAAGTTGAAGTCTGGTATTAGCGGAGAAACAGAACCCTTAAAAGCTTTAGGAGTAGATATAAGTGATACAACAGTTGCAACTTATGCACTAGCGAATGGATTTAATAAGCAATGGAAAGATGCAACACAATCTGAAAAGCAATTATGGCGTTATAAAGCTATAATGACACAAACTAAAGATGCACAGGGAGACTATGCAAAGACCGCAACAGGGTTTGCAAACTTATTAAGAACAATGAAACTTAATTTTCAAACTTTAGGTGCAACAATAATGTCTTATGCTATTCCATCTTTCCAAGAATTATTCGCAAAAGCTAATGATTTTATAACTAAAATTGATGTTAAAGGTTTTATTGATGGTATGATTGACAAATTTCATCAAATACAACCTACAATTGATACTTTTATAGATGCGTTTGCTAATTTTGCTAAAACTATATGGTCAGATGTGCAACCAGCAGTTGAATGGATTAAAAAAAATATTATACCTAAGAGTTGGGACGATGTAAAAGCTTCTATTGAGGGAGTTTTAAAAAAAGCTACAGACTTAGTTAATTATATTAATGATAATTGGGGAACAATAGTGCCGATTGTCGGAAGCGTAGCGACCGCTATTTTAGAATGGAAACTTGCACTAATGGCAGTTGAATTTTGGACAAAAGCAGTAACAATAGCTACAAAAGCATGGGAAACTATTTCATTACTAATATGGGGTATAAGAAATGCTACAACAGCGTGGGAAGCTGCACAATGGGCATTAAACATAGCAATGGACGCGAATATAATCGGAGTTGTAATACTTGCTTTAGCAGCATTGAGTTATGCGATTTATGAAGTTGTAATACATTGGAAAGAGATATGTGAATGGGTAGGCAAAGCATGGGAGTTCTTAAAAACTAATCCGATAGCATCATTTATTTTAGATTGCATTCCATTTGTAAATATATTATATGAAATTGCGAAACATTGGACACAAATATCTGATTCTATAAAGTCCGCGTGGGATTGGTTAACAAGTTGGAATGGTACAAAGATGGAAGATAAAAAAGCTAATGCGTATTCAACACAAGAAAACTCTCAAAATACAAATAGCGAAAATGCTTTCAATTCGTCACCATGGCAAGGTGGAACTACATCTTTTGGAATGAGTTTAGGAGGTAATGCAACAGGAACTAATTACTGGAAAGGTGGAAGGACAGTAGTTGGAGAACATGGAAAAGAAATAGTTGATTTACCAGGAGGTTCAAAGGTTTATACTAACAGTCAAAGCAAAGGCATGATGAATCGTTCTAACATTCCGCCAATTCAAGTTATTATTCAAGGAAATGTTATGGGTAATGAAGAGTATGCCGATGTTATAGGAACTCACATAATGAACAGATTAAGAGTTGCAGAAGCAAACCAATAGAAAGGGTGGTTAAATGAGTTACGATATATATATAAGTGATTATAAAAAAACAAAAGTATTACAGTTTCCAATTATACCTAACAATTTGCCTTCCATTTCTAGTGATCCTCAAAATGAAGAGTTTGAAACATATAATAACGGAACTTTTAACTTCATAGAAAAAGAGGGTTTATTGAATTTAACTTTAGATAGTTGGTTGCCAACAGATTCAAGCAAGTATAATTTTGTTAAAAGCAAAGTAAACGCCATGGAAATTATAAGCTTAATTCAAAATGCTAAAAAAAATTCAGAACCTATATTTATAGTTATAACTAGTAAAAATGGTTTTTATGTTAATGATTCTTTTTCAGTAGAAAAGTTCCCATATAGCATTATAAAGCGTGGAGATTATAAATATACCTTAGAAGTGAAACAATGGAGAGATTATAATACTACAATAACTACGAATATAATATTAGGTTGGAACCAAGATTCTACAGGCTGGTATTATTATACTGATACAAGCGGTAATTATTATAAAGATAGTTGGCGACTTATAGATAATGAATGGTATTCTTTTGATCCTCAAGGGTATGCAAGGCAATCGGTTTGGATTGAAGACGGAGGGTATTGGTACTATTTAAAAGACAGTTGCAAAATGGCACGTAATGAATGGGTTACAATCGATGGAAAGTCTTATTATTTAGGGGATCAAGGCGGAATGTATGTAAATAGTTATACACCAGACGGATATTATGTAGGTTCTGACGGTGCATGGATACCATAAGGAGGTAATATTATGTATAAAATTATAGTTAACAATCAAGATATAATTAAGTATGCTAATAATATTACATGGAATAGCGATTCTAGCACTTTAGGAACTCAATTAAATTTTGATACATTTAAAGAGATTCCAACAGGAACAGTTGCAAGTCTATACAATGATGATCTTGAAATTTTTAGAGGAATTGCAATAAAACCATTTCAAAAAAGATGGACATATAGTTATACATTCCAAGACTATTCCTTTTATTTAAAAAATAAAGTTTTAACTCAATTTAATAGTGTAAGTGCTAGTGATGCAATTAGTTCAATTCTTAATCAAGCTTATATTCAAGGCAATATTATTGATATACCAACAGTAATAAATAAAACTTATTATACTAAT